AGGGCATCTTCGGGCTTTTTTTGCAAAGTTTGCGAAAATATCAATAGCTATTAAGCAACGAACCAATGAACCGAACCGAATTAATTCAAAAAGCTGCCGAGTTCCTCGAAACCATTAGGGAAAGGGAGAGAACTCTTGAGCGTTTCATCACCGAGGAAGCCGAGTTTGAGGAGAGGAGGGACATGTGCGTCTACCTGTCCTCTGGACGGTGGATTCGGAGAACCTTGAGGGCAAGGCAGAGAGTTCAAGCCGCCCGGGGAGAATTCGAGACGTGGGTCCGGGGTCTTTCCCACGAGTCCCGCTGTCTGCTGTTCGAGAATTACGGGTGCTTGAGCAAATTGACGACCCCATTCTACGGAGGGGTTGGGAATGCGTTTGTCAAAAAGCAACCGGGGAGGGCGAGGAGACCCTACCTGCCCGAAGACTCCTGTCTGGAAGACTTCTACTTTGTCGGCTCGGCTCTTGCTCGACGTTCGAAGGGCTCACAAATGCCCGGAGAATACGCCGCGTCTCACAAAAACGACCAAGAGACTCCCAATGGCAGAAGGTAAAACGAAACGGGGAAGACCCGTCAAAGACGGCAGCGGAAAGACACAGTTAGAGCTTGCGAGAGAGAGAGGGGTCAGCCTCGCCACGTGGAAGAAGTGGCAGAACGACCTAAGTCTCGGAGGAGCGGAGTTGGCCGACAGGAAGAAGAGGGCAGAAATTGAGAGAATTGACACGGCCACGGAGAAGGAGCAAAGGCTACTTGCCATCTTGGACGAGGAGTATTTACCCCGGAAGGAACTCGAAGTAGCTTTAGCGGAAGTGGCGGGAGTCTGCGACTCGTTCGACTCAGCAATCCTGTCAGAGCTGCCCTCCCGTCTTTCCGGGCTTACTCCTGCTCAAATCGAAAAGGAGTTGACTCCGTTCGTCGACGAGTGGAAAGAGGCTCGGTCGACTGCCCGAAGCCGACCCTGGAAAGCTGCAAGAGCTGCAGTGGAGAAAGAGCTACGAGGTGATCTGAAAAAAGCGGCAGCCCACAGAAAATGAACCTTACCGATTGTTACCGAGGAGCCGTCCAGAGACGGACCAGCCTGAGTCCTTCCGAGTGGTGCCGAGAGCACGTCAAACTGTTCCGGAGCACCGACGCCACGAATTACCGTCCGGAATACACTCCGTGGTGGACGGAGCCAATGAAGGAAATACGGGACAACGGGAACAAGGTCATTTCGATCACCACCCCGGTTGGCTCGGGAAAGTCCACGATGATTGAAGCACTTGCTTGTAACGTTCTCAGTGAGGACCCGGGTCCAATGATGATTTCCGGTCAGACGAATGAGGACGTGAGAGATTGGGCAGAGACCGGGCTGTGGCCCACGCTGGCAGCTTGCGTCCCTTTGAAGACGAAGCTCCCGACCGAACGAGGCAAGTGGCGAAAAATGGAACTGATAATTCCAAGAGCCCCAATCCACTTGACTGGTGCAAACATGAGTGGCCTACAATCCAAGAGCGAGCGGTGGGTGATTGGTGACGAAGTGTGGCTGTGGAAGCAAGGGATGATTGGCGAGATTCTAAAGCGGCTCCACCGACGATGGAACGGCCGTGCCGTGTTTCTCGGGCAAGCGGGGTTTTTGCACGCGGGAGAAAGGGAGGAGGTCGTGGGAGACGACTTCACGTTGATTCACCACCAAGGGGAACAAAGAGTTTGGTCGTTCTCTTGCCCGAAGTGCAAAGACTCACAGCCCTTCGAACTTGAGCAACTGAAGTATCCCGACGAGGGGACGGCAGCCGAGAGGTCAAGGAAGGCGGTTTACGAGTGCGCCAACTGCTCTACTGCGTTGAAGGACACGACCAAGAACCGTCGGAAGCTCTGTGAGAGATCAAAGTACGAGATCACCCGGGAAGCTCACCTTCCTGGCCACATTAGTTTCCACCTGAATGCTTTCACTCTTTGGCGTTCCCCTTGGGCAGATATCGCACTCGAACACATCGTGGCACAGGACGCGTTGAAGACCGGACAGTCGTTGCCAATGCAACAGTTCGTGCAAAAGCAAATGGCAAAGCCGTGGGATGACGCCCTTACTCTCTCTCAGGAGGACCTTGACTACGGTGAGGAGAGCTGTCGGAGTTACTCGGGAGGGGAGAAGCTCGAAGGGGAAGTGATGAGGTTCGCAACCATCGACGTGGGGAAGTGGCACTACTGGTTGTGCATACGGGCGTGGAGGGCAGACGCGTCCTCGGTGGGAGTCTACTACGGGTTGATTCACACCGACGAGATGCTCGACCAGGTGATGAGGGATCACGGGGTGCAGAGCAACCACGCCTACATCGACTCCGGTTACGACTCCACTCGGGTCTACGATCTCTGTGCACGCTACGGCTGGGTGGCGATTAAGGGCGACCCCTCGGGCGGGTTCAGGCACTCGGCAGCGGGTGGAGGGACGGTCCTCCGACTCATGTCCAAAAGGAAGACAGTCGTTGCTCCCTGTGGGAAGAGAATCCCCCTCGTCCATTTGGCGGTGGATCAGATCAAGAACGTCTTGGCGAGACTCCGAGCCGGGGAAGGCGTCCCGTGGCAAGTCTGTTTCGACATTGGGGACGCGTGGACGGAACAGATCGACTCCGAAGAGAGGGAGGAGTTCCTACACCCCAAAACGAAACAGCCGACTGTCAGGTGGGTCCGGAAGAAAAAGCACAACCACGCGTGGGACTGTGAGGTCTACCAGGTAGCTGCCGCTCTGATTTGGAGAGTCTTCCCAACTTGAAACCCTCTCTCCTTGGGGCAATGAGCCGACACGCGTAATTCGTGAAAGGAGAGAGGGAGTAAAGCCCTCTCCCTCTCCGAGCACGTACCGCCCTTGCTTAGTCCCCCCGTTGTATGGTGAGGCTGCAGTTTACTTTAGAGAGGAAGAAGGCGTCAGAATTCTCTGTTCTTTCGATGGAGAAAGCAAGGGGAACAAAACACCGGCACCTTCGGTAGACTACTATACAAGCACAAGTTAAGCCTTCACACATGCGATAGACGGAACGGGCAGGGGCGTGGGGGCGGGGTATTCCCCTCTCCGACGCCCTTCTTCCCCCCCCGGGACCATTTATAGCTAACCAGAGAAGACGGCCGTCTGGCTCAGTTTTGCAGGTTGGGAAAAAGGAAGGTTCTTCAACTCTTTGCTTTGACTATTTTCGAGACGCGGCACTAGGGTCGATTTTAGGTGGCAGAATTATACCGGCAAATCTACTTGGCGTTGAAGGACGACGCGTCAGCGATTGCAGAACTTCGGGTCAGGCAGAAGGCTCTTGCCCTCGACTGTCTTAATTCAGACAAGAGCCTGGAAACCACGAGCTTCTCTCTCAACGGACAAAGTGCCTCCGGGCAACTCGTCAGGACCAAGGCTGACATGCTGAAGATAATCGGCAGAGTCCTCTACGAGGTTGACAACGACTGCACCCTTTCCACCCGCACCACAGGGGTGCGTTTTTGATAAATGTCGATTGTAGACCAGTTCGGAAGTCCCATTACCTCGAAGAGGTTCGCCCACGCTGCGAGTCACAACTACTTCAGGGGGGCAGATCTCCGCAACCCCGATTGGGGTATTGGCGACTTGATTCCACAAGCGGACCGCAAGACTTTGTCGGCTCTCTCGAGACGGCTCGTATTCAACCAAGGACCAGCCAAAGAAGCGATACGTCAGAAGGCAAGTTACAGTGTCGGTTCGGCGTGGGCTCCTATTTACTTTGGGGCAGACGCAGAGCAAGGGTCCGAAGCGTCGAGTTGGCTTGAGAACGTTTGGTATCCTCTGTGCGACGTTCGAGGGAACGGTCACGATTGGCGGGAGCTCCTCGAAGTTGTGTCCAAAAGCATGGACCGGGACGGGGAGAGCTTCGTGCTCCTCACCGAGAGCCGGGGCGGGTTTCCTCAACTGCAGATTATACCGTCCTACCAAGTGTGGAACTTGAGGGCAGACAAGGAAGTAGCAAAAGGCAGGTACCGGGGGCTTCGCATTGACGACGGGGTCATCTTCAACAAGAGAGGCAGACCGGTAGCCTACCGGGTGAACGAGACGGAGGACGGCAAAAACTTTAAGGACATGTCAGCCCGGGATCTCATCCACGTCTACGACTGCGACTTTCCCGAGCAGACCAGAGGCTACCCTGCGTTTTCTCACTCTCTGGACGACATGAAAAACAGCATGACGTCCACTGAGCTCGAGACACTCCGTCAGAACTTGATCTCGTCACTTTACCTCGTCGAGAAGTCCCCTCACGGTCCGGACCCCGACGACCCGGCGTGGGTGGGGGAGATTGATACGTCCACAAAGGAGGGCGTGCTTTACGAACAGATTGCTCCGGGTATTCGGCACATTTCTGGCGACCAAGAACTGGACGTAATCAAACACGAGAACCCCGGTAGCATTTGGAACGACTTCCAAGACCGAATTCTTCGAGCGAGCATCGTGGGTATCGGTTGGTGCTACAGTCTGGTCTGGAAAAGCCCGGGACAAGGCACAGCAGAACGAGCAGAGATCGTCCGAGCAAGGAAAGCAATCGAAGCGCGTCAGAAGCGTCTCCGCTACCTTGCCAAGAGGGCAATCACGTACGCTCTAGCTAAAGCAGGAGCCAACCCCCGGTATGACATCGAAGCCCCCGGGGACATGCTCAAGTGGACCTTTAGCTTGCCCGAGAAGCTCTCGGTCGACGATGGACGGGAACAGAGAGCTCTCCGAGAGGCAGTAGAGAAGGGCTTGTGCTCGGAGCAAGAATACCAGGCGTTCAAGGGGAAGGATTACGAACAGCATTGCAGGGAACAAGCCATTTCCAAAGTGACCAGAACTAAGGTAGCGCGACAGGTATCCGCTACCAACTCCGAAGGGGTGGAGGTGAGCCCGGAAGAGTTGGGTCTGCACGAACGGATCGAACCGAACACTTTAATCACAACAGACGAGCCAGAATGAAAGAGATACTTATTTACGGACCGATAGGGGGTTCCACGGACCCGAGAGACGTCGTCCGGCAATTCCAGGAATCCAAAGGAGAGGAGATCTTGCTTCGGATTCACTCGGAGGGAGGGAGCGTCCTCGACGGGGAGGCTATTCTGAACGCAATACGACAACACGACGCAGAAGTAAGCGCACAGGTAGACGGCATGGCGTTCAGCATGGCCGGTGTGATAGCGTTAGAGGTTGGGCCGGACCGACTGACCATGCCCGAAGACGGGTGGTTAATGTTCCACGAAGTGCGCAACTACTCAGGGGGAACAGAGGAGGACCTTGAACGGCAGTTGGGCCAAATGCGTACCATGAACGAATCAATCTCGGGGAAGATCTCCAAAGCTCTTGGGATCTCGAACGAAGAGGCTGCCCAACGGCTAAAAGACGAGATTTGGTTGAACGGGAAGGAAGCCCTAGAGGTGGGCCTCGTCTCTTCCCTTCTCCCGGCCCAAGCACTAGCTGCCCACGTCGACGTCTTCCAATGGCAAAACGTGCCACGAAACTTTTTCGACAAGCTCCTCCCACCAAGGGAACCCGAGCCGGTCGAGAATCAAACCAGCGGACTCAAAATGAAGTTCTTTAAACTATTCAATAACAAACAAAACGACGGAGAGCCAATTCTTGAAGTTGCAGAAATTGGTCCCGAGGATCTCGGACCAGAACTTGCGGCAATGAAAAAAGAGCTCGACGAAACCGTCGCCACTAACGCTGCCGCTCTGGTAGTGAGAGACGAGCGACACGCACAGGCAATGCAAAACGCTTTAGACGAGCAGAGAAAAGAGCTCGAAGCAAATCACGCAAAAGAGATTGAGGCAAAGAACGTTGAAATCGAATTGGTGGGTAATTCTGCTGACGAGAAAGCAAACGCGACTTTGGCCCAAGCAGGACACGAGCCTCTCGAAGTTCTCTCTGAAGACTCCGCTACCGCGGAAGAGAAAGTCAAAGCTGAATACGCAGCGTTTGACATCAGTAATTACGGAGAGGCTGCAAAGAGGAAAGCGTTCCGCGCCAAGCACTCTACCATTTTGGGGGGATAACCCTCACACTTCAGACAACACTAAATAACACACATTATGGCTAACACCTATGCTGCCGCGTTGATCGTAGATCGACTTGCGGAAGAAGCGGTTACGACTCTCGGGAACAGATTGGCACCACTGCGTGCCTTCACTCGGGACTTCGGAACCTCCGTTTACATGCCTCGGCAAAAAGTTCAGATCGTCTCAACGGCGACCACGAGCACCGCGGCTGACAACCCCTCCGATTACGAGAGTGGGGACACCACTTCAACAGCGATTGAAGTAACAGTTAACGAGTGTAACGCCTCGTTCCACGTGGGCTCTCAAGGGTTCATGCAAGGCGAGAGACTCGAGAGGATTGCGAGAGCAAACCTCAACGATCTCGGTGACCACATTTGGGACAAGTGCGCGACTCTATTCCGGAAGGCTGCTGGATACAGCACCAACACCGTAATCACGGCAGGAGCCGAAACGGCTTTTGACGCGACCGATAGGGCAAGCGCGTACGGAAGTATCGCCAAGGGATACGAGCGACATCTGATCCTCAACGGCACGGCCTACGCCACCAATGCTCCGACCGACAAAAACGGTTTCCAACTCTCGCAAGAGGGTGCGTTTGGTTGGGATGGTATCCACTTGGCAACCAAGTGGGACGCAAGCTCTATTGAGTCCAACATCTACGGCGTTGCCGCTACTCCTAATGCGATTGCAGTTTGTTCGGGTCTTCCGAACATTCCCGGGTCTGTTGCGAACCAACTCGACAGCGTTTCCACCGTGGACATTCCAGGCTTGGACCTGACTATTCAGGTTTGCGTGTGGGGTTCTACTGCGACCAGAGAGCAGTGGATGAGCTACGGAGTTATGTTCGGTGCAGCCGTTTCGGACGGCTCCGCTTACACTTGCATCGTAGTTTCCTGATCATGAGTGACCAAACGCCCAAAGCAGTTTGCGTCCTCACCAAAGAAGGAAGCACTTCGGTTATTCTCTCCGGAACCTTTCCCGATTGCGTCACCGCAATGAGGAAGAAAGCCGGTGGCTTGAAGAAGCCCGGAGAAGCCGTCTTACAAGTATTCTCCCGTGATGGGAGGTACTTAACAGACGATGGACACAAAGCCGCTTACGCTCGACAGCTTGAAGCTGACAAGCGAAAGGCGGGTGATCCAAAGCCCAAAAAGGCTGCCAAAAAGAAGGCAGCACAAAAGACTTAGGCGAAGGTAGTTAAGTGATAGTGCGTCCCGGCTCCGGAAGGGGTCGGGCGCACTTGAGCCTACAGGATGAGCACGCTTGGAGAGATAGCGGTCGCGGCACTTAAACCAGCCGCGTCTATGCTCGGTCCCAACGGACAGGCTAGTTCCTTGTCCATTGACTCCGGTCCCCCGTGGGAGGGGACGAAAGACCAAGCTCGAGTGGCTCGGGACTACATGGAGGGGGGACAACAAATTGAGCTTACCCAAACTTTCGTGGGGGCTTCTTCCGAATTCGTCTCGGTATATACAGACCCGGCAGACGATTACCTAGGGAAGACGGCAACCTTGGACGGAGAAGCGAGGAAGGTCGAGTCAGTGGAAGTGGGGGAAGCAATGACCTTGGTATCTCTAACCGGGACTACTCAAGCACCGTGATCCAAACCACCGCCAAGATCGACGAAAAAGGGATGAGGAAGTTCCGGAAACTGTTCGGGGAGTCTTCCAATCAAGCGTTGATCAGGTACGGAGTGGCCGTAGCCCGGGGGTGCGCCGTTTTGACGGAGCCTCGGGGGAGATCAAAGAAACAGATTATCCAAAACATCATTACGGGAGCGAAGACAAACATAAGTGACGTTCCTGCTCGGACGTTTAACCAAATCGTGAAAAGGAGGAACCCCTCGTTCATGTTCAAGGGGGGGGTGGCACACCTCTCTCCTTCTCAAATCTTGGAAAGCCCGGACGATGTGAACGACTTTATTGAGGATCACCGGGGGAAAGACGGGAGAGTCCGAAGACTTCCCCCTAGCAAGCGTGCGCTTACGAAGACTCCGGTCATGAACAAGACTCTCGTCCGACGTAAGAAGTTGGCGGGAATCACCAAGGGGTCGTGGCTAGGTGCCGGCATGGCCCTTGCCAAGAAATCACGAGGGCCGAGTCCAGCCAGGATCGGTAAGAACTTTATGAAGTGGGCACAAAAGCACTCCGACAAGGGAAGGGCCAAGTATGTGAAGAGGACGCTTGGCAAGTCAGAGGTGCACTTGATCTCGGACGCTCCTGCGACACTCGACACGAACATTTTTTCAAAGCGGACGGCAAAGGAAGCCACCAGAAACGGGTGGAAGCAAACCGTCCAGTGGTACAGAAGAGCAGTTAAAGCAAGCGTATCGTGATCACCGACATTACAGTAGCGGGAGTCTCCGACTTTCTGAAAGGGTCAGGACGCCCGGAGTTATCGTCCGTGACGTTCTTCGAACGAGACTTTGGTGGGGATCTCTCCTACCCGGCGTGCATCGTCACGGAGGCAGGAGATCCCGAAGAGAACGAGGTGATCCGGGGGCAATACACCGTCCCAATCTCGGTGGTGGTAATGACAATTCCGGAAGCGGACGAATCTGCCACCACTCACCGGCAAATCACGCAAGCCGTGACGGACCTGGTGGGGGATGCTGCCGCGTTGAAGGGCTTCCTTGGGACCGTGATGCAAGTCAACGACTCCACCGGAGGGCAGGGGGTGACGGAGCCGGTGGACGGCTACCGGCAGACGACGTTTGCGTTGGAGATCAAGTGTGCGGAGATCTCTGACCCAGACATGGTCCCCTACTTGATTAATCCCAAAGACTTGAACCCCTACCTCCTGTATTACGGAACCCAAGGAATCACCACCGAGGGGGGGGACGTCGAAAAATGGACGCAAGCTCCTGGAAAGTCAAACCAACTGGTCAGAGACTTGGTGCAAACTACGGCAGAAGAACAGCCAGCGCACGACGCTTCGGGGGGCTTCCTCCAATTTGACGCGGTCGACAAGCAACTAGACTTCAGTGCAACGGCAGTCGCTCAAGCGGGAATCCTTGTGACTGCAACTAGCAACGGCATTTTTGCCTACGAAGTGGACGCGGACTCGGTTGATATTATCACCGCACTAGGGAATGAGACGGGTTACTTCCAAGGGCTAGGACTCTACGCCTATGCACTGTTTCCTTCCTCCGTATCGAATACGGAAGTCGGGTCTGTGATCCGTTGGTTGGAAGAGAACACGGGCGCGACGAGGAATCCGACTGGGAGTCTTTACCAATACTGGGCCGATAGAACCGATTTAGTTGCCCCGAAGTTTGCTGCGTTGGATTTCAGTGGGGTGACAAATTTCAGTACCTGCTGGTATAATTGCTATTCACTCGAAGATTTTCCCAAGATTGACGCATCTAGCGGGACAAATTTCACTTCCTGCTGGCGTAATTGCATTTCACTAACCGAATTTCCCGCTTTGGACCTCTCAAGCAGCACATCGTTCAGTTCCTGCTGGCGGTCGTGCAGTTCACTCGAAAGTTTTCCCGCTTTGGTCTTATCGAGCGGGACAGATTTCTACGCCTGCTGGTATCTATGCGCTTCACTTGCCGAATTTCCCGGCACGCTCGACTTATCCAGCGGAACAAATTTCAGTTACAGTTGGGGGGGCACTCCACTGACCGAATTTCCCGGCACGCTCGACTTATCCAGCGGGACAGATTTTAGTGGCAGTTGGTATGCTTGCACTTCACTCGAAAGTTTTCCCGGCACACTGGACCTATCGAGCGGGACCACTTTCTATTACTGCTGGTACCTGTGCGCTTCACTCGAAGATTTTCCCGCTAACCTGTTCGATTATTGGTCTCCCGGAACACCCTCCAATGATTGCTTCTACAAAGCATGGGACGGCTGCTCGTCGCTCACCGCAACCTCCGTGGAGAACATCCTGAACTCTATAGCCACATCTGGCGTCGATGCACCTGCAAGTGGGCCAGATATAACAATCGACTACGACACAGGCACGGGGACGCCTGACATTACCTCTGCGGTGACCACGCTGAAAGCCTGCTCCCCGGCTTGGACCATAACACTAAACGGAGTTCTCCAATAGAATGCCCGACCTTTCCACCCACCGTTTTTTCCGAGTCGATCCGGACCACTACTCGACCTACACGGACTACGTGGACGAGTCTCGGGGATACCCGGTTGCGGGAACCCTTCGAGGTCTGCCTCTCTTCCCTGATCTTGTGCAGGAACCGTCAACGGGATGGGGACTCTGCCCTATTGACTCGTGGAGGATCACTGACGAGGACGAGGTCGTGATTGCACAAGCTATCTCGAGTGAGGCAGCAGAGGAGATCTCCGAGGAGGACTATCAAGCGATCCTTGACGCTATTAGGAACCCCCCGGAGCCCGACCCGCCCGAACCCCCTCCCTTCCCCTAACCCTTTTTTTAAACCTAAAACTAACGAAACGAAACAATGGCAGCCACGAAATACGGAAATGGTAATTACGGCATTTCTGACGAAAGTTCGAAGGGACTCTACATTCAGAGTCTCTCTATGGCCGCTTCGGAAGAAGTGGTAGAGCTCCCCAACCATATTGGTGAGGTCACAGGCGCAGTTTTCTACAACGAAACTGCAACGCTAAACGGTAACGGTGCGACCGTTACAGCAGACACCCAAGGGCAGACGTTGGGAGGAGTCCTAGACGTCGCAAGCACGTCAATCTACGGCACCGATACTGGCGTCACGAAGTTCTACATAAACACGGTGGAACTCACCGACGCAAACACAGACTTCCAACAGGGGTCCTTCTCTGCACAGGGGTGGCTCGGAGTCACAGCCTCTAGTGCGTCTGCAACCATAACGTAAGCAAATGCCCAAAGCCAAAAAAGCAAAGAGCACAGCCCTCCCGGTAGACCCTGACTTGGAAGAGATCCAAGCAGGGAACCGAGAGGTGCGGGAAAGAAGGAAAAAAGCAAGAGAGGCAGGAAAAAATGCCAGCGATAAAAAAATACGCACCGACGGTTAGCGTCACCGACATCAAACTGGCGGCTTCGTTGATGGCACTCGGGGTTCCCCCTGTCCCCGGAGAGGAAGTCAGCATCACCACCGGAGACGCCAACAGGGTAGCGTTCAACTTCCTTCCTAATGGTAGCTCGTCTGACCCGACGATGTCAGCGGACGCAATAGTTGCCGCGTGGAAACAGGAGAGAGACGCCAAGACAAGGGAGGAAGAATGGAGTTACCAAAACCCGGACCACCCGCTGGCTTACCTAATGTGCGCGTGGGACAATTTCCTGTGCGTCCGGGACTACGTCAGGAAAGCCAACGCGAAGGTTTACATAAAGAAGGGCCGAAGCGTTGCCTTGATCGACCCCGTTAGGGCTCCGACCAGAGTTCAGGAACACATTCTTGGAAAGATCGGAGCATGAGTAAGGGAAGACAGAGAAGAGAGTCAAGGGGTCGAAGAGCTCGAAAGTATTTCCAAGGGGGGTCCATGCCTGACGGCCTGGAACTCTTCCCACTCGACGGGGGGAAGCTAGAGATAGTGCAGGAGCTGTTCGAGTTATCGACGTCGGAGGAAGAGGACGAAGGAATAGGGGACGACGAATTGGGAGAGGCAGTCTTTTTCCTTTACGCGTCTAAGTATGACGACGTCAAGGACTTGGAGATTGAAGAACTTGCTCGGTCAGGGAGAGAACTCGGAAGGAGCACAACCCTAGAAGACAGGCAAGCGGCAGAGGAAGTGATCGTTGCCGACTTCGACGCGCTGCAAGCGAGCATGGTAAGCCACCCAAAGGTGGAAGCCCGGAAGAAGGAGGAGCGAAACCATTCGGACGAGCCGCTTTCCTCCGGGCGGGACTTGATCTCGGATACTCGAGAGCCGACCTCGACAGAGTCTCAGCAATCGAAGTTATCCAAACAATCTTTGCCGACGCTTACGCAAACCGGGCAGAAGGCGACTCGTTCGAGTGGGCAATCACTGACGGTAAATCAATAGAAACGGCCAAGGAAAAGTTAAAGCGCATGAAAAACACAAAGTGGATAACAGAGGACTATTTGCTAGGGGACTGACATGGCATTAGGCGCAACGCTAAAGGTAAAAATGGACACCACGGCGGTAGGTCGTGGGTTGGTAAAAATACGAGGAGCCTTCTCCAAGCTACAGGGAGCCATTGGCAAGCTCAAGGGTGCGTGGGGGAAAATGAAGGGGGGGAAAATGGGTGCAATCTTCGGAGTGGTAAAAGACCAGTTAATGGTCACCGCACGAATGATGGCAGTTCTACGCGACGAAATGGAGAGGACCGGTGCTTCGTCACATGATCTCCTCGCCATTAGAAACGCGTTGGTTCAAGTGGGAGTCGACGCGGACACGGCAGCCGACATGTTGGGGGAGATGCAAAAGAGACTAGCGGAGACGATCCTACGGGGGGGAGCGGCAGAGGAAGCCCTAAAGATACTCGACCTAGACGTTAGGGATCTCGACCCCTTGGCGGCTGCCGCACAGTTCGAGGCAATAATGAAAGCCGCCAAGAACTCACAGCGTCCCATCCAAGACGTGGTTCTTGCGTTGGACGAGATCTTCGGAGGGGAAGGGATTAGGGCCGTGGGTCTGGCAAGGCACTGGGACGAGCGTATGAAGACCGCCCGTGAGAACACCAAAGGTCTAGCAAAGGCAATCGACGACGCGGGAGGAGAGAGCATACGCAAAATGCAAAACGCCGCTACGAAGTTTAATAACACTATCCGAGCCGCGTGGGTCAAACTCCTAGGGGTAATCGATTTGGAAAAAATGGCAAAAAGTATCGAAGACCTGCTTTCAAGTATCCCGCAATTCATCACCCTGTTGAGTCAATTTTTCGCCGTGGATTTGTTCGGGAATGAGGGCTTTTTCAAGAAGACCCTTCCCGAGTGGTTCGGTGGATTGGGTGATTGGTTCATGGAAAAGGTGGTGGCAAAGGCAAAGGAAGTGGGGGAACAAATCGGGGAAGGGTTCGTTGATATCATCACCACCATGTTTCCAGGCTTGAAGGATTTGCTCGGAGGAGGAGGTCCGGGACCTGGTGCGGCAATCTTCGGGGCTCCCCCTGCAATAGCGGGGAAGGAACGCTTGAATTTAGACAGAGAACTCTTGGCTCAAGCAGAGGACCAGAGTCGGGTCTTACACCTGATCGAAAGAAACAAAGCAATCTACCGTTCCTAAAATGGCCGCAACTTCATACGGATACGACAACACGACCTTCAAGGCTCGTCCCGACTTCAACGCCAGAAGAGACGCCAAAGGGGGGTGGATGGCTTCCAACTCCTTTTCCATGCTCCGAGAGACGTGGGAGAATTCTGCAAGTTTCCTGTTTTTGAAAGGGACACCGATTACTGATCTCTACGAAGAGCTGCCGTCTTATTGGGGGTTTCTCCTCCTCGACGAGGTTGACGTTCGGAACGAGCCGGGAGGGGTGACGATTGTCAACTGCAACTGGTTAGGAACGAACGAAGAGAAGGAGGAGGCAGTCTATACTCTCAGTGGGACGCGGGTGGACAGGTCAATTCTGCAACACCCGGTCTTCCTGCACGACTTCGATGGGAAACGAATGGGTGAGGACAATGCTGCCTTTTCCAAGGCGTGGATAGTGGCCGTGATGGAAGGGAAAGCCGAGTTGGTAAAGGACAAGACCATTGACGCACAGCAGATCCACTACAAGTCCACGGTAGACCGAAGACAACCCGATTACGCCGAACACCACCCAGACGCCGTCAAGTGGGGCAGAATGATTTTCGTCGAGGGTCACAGAACCTTCAAAGCCCCCACGCTGCAGTGGACCGAAGAGCTGACGAGCGTGGACGGGTGGGTCGACAAAGACCTCAACCACCTCGGGCTCGTGGAGTATAGCGACGACCCTCGTCCCCCCGGCTACCCGCCAATGCCAATGTTGGGACACACCTACGAGTGGATGAAGATTTCCATGTCGCAGGACACGACGGGAGGGCTCACGAATCAATCACAGACGTGGGAGCTCTCTCCCCCCCTCGGATTCCCGAAGTTCCCCGACGGGCCAGACGGTCCCCACCCAATCAACAAAGGGCTCTACGAGTATGATCCCAATACCCTGTTTTTCATGTAATGGCGGCGTCTGAAAGCGGAATTCCTGACATTCCATTCCGAGTCGACCAGAGTTCGGGGGCTCGGGAGTGGAACAAAATGAGGGAAGCGGTGCTTTCCATTTACGGCAGGTTGGACGAGCCCAAGAACCCGGTTGTCTGTCCGGAAGCCTACGGGTTTGCTCCGATAGGGCTCCGGTATTACGAGAAGCCCGAGGAGGGGGTGGAGCTTGAACGGGGCGTGGGCCTTTGGCCTGGAAAGCTCCGGTTCCTGAGAACTCCCACGATTTGCGAGCCTTCCGGTGATGATAACGAAGCGGTGGAAATCTACCCGACCCTCGGGGGGGACACAATAGACAGCGACCCGGCTCCTCGGGAAAACCTGGATGACGGAGACTATGAAGCGTGGGTCATTTACAGGGAACTCGGGGACACTTACGAGGCTTACATCACATTCGTCGCTCTGGACGTTGGCCCGGGAACTATCGACCGAGACGAGAAGGCAATTCGTCTTTGCACGTTCGAGGTAACCAACGACACGGTCAGTTCAACGCTGCCGCCACAGATCTTCATGTACGAGCAAATCGTGCAGGACAACCTCGGGATATGGACAGACAACCACCAGTTCCGGGTGCGAAAGACCGAAGCCGAAGCGTTCAAGGTAGCCAAAGGGTTTATCGTATGGCAGAAGGGACCAAGCTATCCGCTTGTGTCCGAATCATTCGAGGTTGACGAAAGTGCAGAGATCACCATACCCGGAGTGAACGGTTCGATCTGGCTTAACGTAAGTTGGGGAACCGCCCAACATTCGACAAGTAATGACGGGGGGGGGGGATCGCCGACGGTCACGCTCACTAACTACCGACTCGACTCACTCAGCACTGCCGCTTACTCCTTTCGCACCGCGGCCCCGGCTCGGGGCACGGACACGACGAACTACTTCTCGACTGGCGACTTGTGGTACGAAATCGCGAAAATCGAATACGGAGCCGACGAAGCCTTCATCACCGACCAAATCATAAACGGACCAATTTACGTCAACGAGCTGTCCGACAGCGTACTTTCTTAACCATAAACACAATACAGCAATGGCAACAACCATCACCAAATCAAGTGTGCAAATGGCTCTTACGGCTACTTGCACACCCACAAGAACAGACGTGACGAACTCGGCAGCTGTCGGGTCCGCACTAGCAACCAAATCATTCACCGACGCTGACATCGTTTATTCAATCAAGGCGGTGGCAACCACTACGTCCGATATTGCGACCGTCCAACTAGCAGACGGGACGGTATCAACAAGCGGTTCCCCCACAATTACCGACGCTGGCGTCGATTTTGAGGGTAAGACAATCGCAACAATGGTAACCCTCTACGCTATTATGGTAGAGCAAACCGTTGACGGGTCGATGTTTGTCGACGGCTACTTCACAGAGATGACCAACATGGCGAAAACCGGAGACAAGGCAATTTGGCTTTGGAGTGAGGGTCTGGCTGTTTCAAGTAACACCTTGATTCTCGACCTCAACGCAACCGGAGTAGCCGCCAAGGTTACCGTAATCGGGAAAACCTAAGCCTGGAAAATGAAACGGCTACTTTTGATAACTGGGTCTCTCTTCCTCGGCTCCTGTGCCGGGGAACTAACTCCTGACCAAGCAAGGGAAGCGGCAGAAGCCGCCCGGGCTTGGGTGGAGGTTGCGAGAGATGCACGGGAAATAATGAACGACAAGTGATCAAAGACTGGCACCTCTGGGTAGGAGGGGGGATCATTTGGGTTCTCTCCATGCTCGTGACTATGTGTCAGCACGGAATCTTATGAAAAACGCAAGAATCAGTTGGAAAACCACCGTCGGAGGGCTGTTCTCCGCTATAGGGGCAGCCGTCGTGGGCGCAAATGTCGCACTCGACCTGGTCGCTCCCCCTTGGCTCCTTTGGGCTGGATACCTTATGTCAGCGATTGGGCCGGTCCTCCTCGGAGGAGCCGCCCGGGATGGCAACAAGAGCTCTCAGGATCACGGGGTGAGATGAGCGGAGAGGAGAGAGTCGGGTGGGTTCTTCGGAACTGGCCTATTCTCGTTGTGGCAGCCGGGGGTGTAGCTTGGGGGGTTCGTTTAGAGGAGAGGTTAGGGAACCACCTGCAGTTGGCCTACCACGATGGGATGCGTCAGCAGAGGGACGAACTGATTGAAATAAAAGCCGAACTCAGGTTTCTACGAGAGGACGTCCAAGAGCTAAAAAAAAGCCTAGAGAATTCTAGGCAATAAATGTGCAAACAGAACGAGCCGATCTCCGGAGATCGGCCCGTTATTGATACGCGGTGGGTGCCCCCACGGAGGGCGGTTAGACCCGGCTCACTCCCCCCTTCCGCTTGCATAGGCGGTTCTGAACTCGGTTTGGCGTCTTCACTTGCTTGAAGCACTCAAGCCAAACTCGTTTCAAGGAGGGTGGTGGCCCGGAAGCCGCTCTTCCTATCAACACATACATACTAAAGGAAAGTAGCCCCCTTGCCAAGATAATCCCGGCTTGTTCATGCGATTTTCCCCGGGTTCCAAAGGGGCAAACAAAGCGTGCCGAGCTCCGAGGCTCGGCACGCGTTGAGAGTCAGCTGACGCTCTTCGGAAGCGGCTCCTGTTCCGGGTTTCACACCTCCCTCAAAGGGCCGGTGATCTCTCGGAGGTGGCTCCTCCTCTCAACTTTTGCTGGTCATGGATTGCGCCCACCAGCGGGAGCTCTCGGAGTCCCCCCGGAGGTTTTTGGTGCTACAAGACTTTGTGACCCTATCTAGTTTTGCGGGAGTTGCGCCCGAAGTCTGCCTTTGCACCCCCCTCCGGGGGCTCCTTGCCCCCTTCCTAGGTCGAGAAAGATCATCAGTGAAGTCCACCTTTCCCTTCCTAGGTCGAGAAAGATCATCAGTGAAGTCCATCTTTCCCGGGGAGCTGTTGATCGGGTTCCCCCTCTCAACAGTTACATACTAGCTGAAACTGGACCCCCCGTCAAGATAATCCCGGGTTGTTCATTCGATTTTCCCTAAAGGGAGAGGATCAAATGGTTCAGGAAGGAGCTCCGAGAGAGCCCCCCTCTTGCCTTTTCCAGTTTGGCCCACGCTTCCGGGGAAAGGCTAACGCCCTTCACGACGCGCTTCTCCGCTTCGGGTTTCCGAGGTCGTCCGGAACCTGGCCGTGCTCCCCCCCAATTCGGTTGGTTCGTATTTATTGCCATTGGAATGCGAAGCCCCCCCAATCCTCAACGTTTTGTTCCCACACGAGGTGCCAGTTTTGTTGGGCCAACGTCCGGTGGTTCGACGTCAAAGTTTCGACGTCTTCCAGGCCAAGTTCTGGTTTGAGTTCCTGGATTTCTTCCCCCTCCGGGCCAACCTCGGAGAGATTGTAGAAGAACCGGCTGTGAGCGAGCCAAAAGAAGTAGCGGTAGACTTCCTTCTCTGAAGGCTCTTCCTTGATCCGGGGTACCTGATCCTGCTGTTTCGGCCGTGTGCCTTCACACTCGACATCGTGGAGGAAGGCTCGTCCCTGAATTTCTCGGTGGACTGCCTCGGAGGCTACCCCCGAGTAAACCGCCATTTTGAGAGGATCGTCAGGTCCGGATCGACTCCGAAGAGCAAGAGCAACAGAGTAGGAGTAGCCGGGAGATTTAAGCTCGTCGTTCGAAGCCCCCCAAGCCATTTCTGTGGCACCAATTTGGGCTTCCTTGATCAAAATACGAGCGGAAGTGCTCTCCCCCCTTCTTTGTGCGGCTACTCCATTGGCAAAGGCGGTTGCCTTGTCAATTTCGGTTTCCGCTTCGGTGATTTTCTTACTCACTGATTTCATTTCTCCTTCGATGTGGGTCACCCACGCTGGGTCAGAGCGAAGTTCCTCGGGGGCGTTCCTGAGAACCTCCCGCCATGTTTCAATCTCCCTCTTCGCATTGGTAATGGTGCGACGGAGTGAGGCTGTAGCTTCAAGTAGTTTGTTCATTGTGTGTTTGCTTTGTGGTTCATAGAAACAAAAAAAAAGAGGGGGGGTTTCCCCCCCCCTCTCGGGCTTATTATCTGCCGAGTGCAGTCGCAACCCGGACTCCTTCGTGCATGGAACCCCCGAGTTGTACCACCATTTCGGCAATTTCCTCTGCCGAGGTATCCGGGTCCATAGAGCCCCCGACCTCCTTCACGAGCCATTGGATCAACCCCCGGTCCTCCACTTCGGACAACTTGGTTTCGTTCCACTCAGCCATGTCTTTTGCCTCTTCGAGAAAGGTCCACGCCCCGAGGAGGGTTTCCAACCTCCACAATTCCCAAGGGCGGTTTCTCAGTTTGCCTCTACGGATCTCATAGGCACCGGAGGACAAAACGATCCGTTCGTTTCTCTTCCAAGTTAGCGGTTTGGTTTCGGTTTTCATGCACATTTACTTGGTTTGAGAGGAGTTACAACGATCTTCAAGCGGCTCACCTTGAGCTCCACAGTTTCCCCTGTGTTAAAGCCACAGGTGGCCCCTAGAAAGGCCCCACATGTATCAATGATAGGGCGGCAGGAAGTCCCTGCCACGGCTCTCTCCGGGCTCCCACGGAGCTTGGGAGTTTTGGAGTAGGTGAGCTTACCGGCAGCATAGGAAGGGAAAAAGTGATCCCCTCTATTCCACCCGAATTCGAGCAACAACTTTCCCTCTAGCCACAGCCGGGGATTCCCTTTGTTGGCTCCGATTTTTCTCGTGATTTTGGCTTTCTTTTTCATGGTAGTTTCTGGTTTAAAATTAACCGTGTTTCTTGTGCAGAGCGACCACCTCTTCGAGAGGCAGATCGTTCAGAAGGGTGTACTTCTCACCGTTGCTCGCCTTCCACCGAGCCTTTCCAGCCTCCTCGGATTCCCCTCGGACTTTCTTCCACTGGTAGATCTTCTCATCCTCCTTACTCAGAGCGACGAAGCACTTCCGGAAGTTGCTTTTGATCTCCTTCACGAGCAGGTGCCTACTCACCAAACCAGAGATGACCTCGTCAAGGTCCTGCTCCCTCCCCTTGGGGAAGAGATCAGAAAAGAGCCGAGGGAAGGTGGAGGAAATCCTCTGGTCCAGTTCGGCAGCACTCTGTGCTCCTTTCTGTTCATGGATCTCACAAGGGCCGCCATGTCCGGCATTACTGACGGCAGCATAGCGTTTGCCATCGACCCAAAGGGAAGCGGTGAAGGCAAAGGTTTCTTGGGAGAGCCCAAGGTGCACCTTGACATTTTTAAGAGCAAGCACCGGGGGCGCTTCCTTTTCGAACGGTATTATGTTGGTTTTCTCTTTCATAGCGGAGGCAGTATAACACGGACCACTTTGATTGCCTAGAAAAAGCAATCAAAAAGAGGCAAAAAGGGCTTTTGTGCCTTATTTAATAAGGGATGCTACCCGCCAATGAAACGAGTGGCTCTTTACGACCAACAGCACAAGGTGGCGAAAGTCGAAGCGGCTCGGCACGGGTTATCTCTCTCCCTCTTGGTTCAACTAATCCTGGAAAGCGGGTTGGAGAAATTGCAGAAGGGAAACGCGGGTTTCAAATTGCACGAGGGTAAAGATTACGGGGGGGGGTGGGCGTTGAAGTTCTCGGAAGGGGAGGAAAATGGAAAGCCGTGAAGATCACGCTCCCCCCCCCTCGGAGCAGCACCGGCCCCACCCAACTCATTACGATGACTGGACAAACGAACTCGAAGCCCTCGGGGAGAAACTCAAGAGAGAGACTCCCCCGGAGGAGGATTGGAGAGATTACCACGGGAGCGGCTACAGCCCCGAGGAGACCCTTGACCGGTTCCACAATTTATGACTACCAAAACCAACCAATACCTAATGTGGTCGTTCCTATGTGCCACCCTCTTTCCTGCTCTAGCGGGAACGGCGTGGGCCTTGTGGCCACCAATTCTTGCAGCCCCAACAAGCGTCCTCCTTTCTTGGTTCTGCGTCCTCTCCATTTGGAGACTTGCCATTCTTTGTAGCAACCCTCACTCGGGGGAATCCTCCCCCGACGGGGCAAGGGGTAGCTCTCTCGTTCAGTTACGGGTTTTCCTGAACGAAGGGGGCTACCTCGACGTCCCCACCTACACCCGGGTGGGAGGGCGGTTCCTCGAAGGAGCAGAGGAGAAGGGGGAGTCCGGTGAGTGAAAAGTTCAAGTTCTCAAAAGCCTACCCCTCTCCCTATCTGAGGGAGCCCGACTTGGGTGGGAAGGACTGCACTCTGACCGTTAAGTCATGGCGGTACGCCTCCGCAAAGGACAAGGGCAGCGACGGTAAGCAAATGGAAGGCACGGTCTTGTCATTCCAGGAAAGCGACAAGGAACTGGTGCTTGCGAAAATCAACCACATGTCGATTAAAGAGATCCACGGTCCCGACCCGGAAGAATGGAAAGGAAAGAAAGTGACTCTCTTCCCCACTACTTGCTCGGCGTTCGGAGATCCCAAAAAGCCGTGCATACGAGTGAGAAAGATAAACCCAGATACGGGAGAGGCTCCTTCCAAGACTGACCTCTGGTAGCATGATCCCCAACGGCACACACCACGGACTTCGGCCCAAAGACTACCACGCTTGGGCTTTCGATCCGAAGAACCCGGGAGACGGTCCCCTAAGCACTAGCCTATTGAAGAGGTACGTCTCTCTCGGTCCTCCTCGCTTCCTCGCTTCCTTGTCCGAGGAAAGAAAACCCTCGGCAGCAATGGCGTGGGGATCTCTGGTAGACTGCCTGTTATTCACTCCGGAGTTTCAGAGCGAAGAGTTCGTCTCTAAGGAAGCCAACCCCCACTTGAGCTCCGACGGGGTGGCCCGAACCAAAAAGGCGAGAGAGTGGGTAGCGGAGAAGGAGGCAGAGGGGGCAAGGCTCGTCTCTGAGAAGGACTACGCCAACGCGGCTCTTGCGGTCGCCCAAATCTACCAGACCCCGGTTTCTGCCGGTCTCTTGGAGGGAGCCCAAACGCAGGTGGCAGCGGTCCACTATGCTGGTTTCAAATACTCGTTGGGTCCGGAGACCACCAAGGGGAAGGAAAGGTCCGGGATTCCCGTGAAGGGACTAATAGACATTGTCTGTGGGGACGGTGAATCCCTTGTAGATCTGAAGACCACCGGAGTCAACCTCTACTCAGACGATGAACTCTCAAGGCAGGTGGGGAGACTCGGCTACCATGTTCAAGCCGCCATGTATCTCTACCTATGGAACAAAGCCACAGGAGAAGATCGAACGACGTTCAAGATCATTTGGCAGAGCTCCGCACCCCCCTACGAAGTCCGAGTCACTGAGATCGACAACCTGTCGCTGGACGCGGGACGGGCCTATGTCCAGTTCCACCTGCCACGCATGATCCGGGACTGCAAAGATCGGTCGTCCTTGCAGTGGTCCTCTACCTTTGCCCACGCCGAGACGACGCTACCAATGCACTCCCCTAGCGTATTTGCAGAGGAGGCAACAGCGGAGCTCCTGACTGGTCTTGAGTGATGAGCAGGTACGCCAAGAGAACGGACGACAACCACAGATCGGTGGTAGAAGAGCTTCGGGACGCCATGCCAGACGCAACCATCTACGACGCGTCAGGAGCCGGGAAGGGGTTCCCCGACCTGGTGATAGGGTGGAGAGGGCTTAACTTCCTTTTTGAACTGAAGGACCCGAAGAAGCCGAAGTCGGGGAGAAGGCTCACGAAAGCTCAAGTGGGGATGCACTCCAACTGGCAAGGTCAGATTGGCGTGGGCCACTCGGCTGCCGACATAGCTGTCCAAATTGCTCGAATTGCTTTACCTCAAAGATGACAACAAAACTAGAAATACTAGAAATTCTCTCCGGACAGGCTTCCGAGGAGCTCCGACGCTACATACTGTTTGAGTGGTATGGTTGGGCTTTGCTCCTTCTCGTCTTCATTTCCGGATCACTGGCCTGTTGGAAGAAACGCGCAAGCCTGGAACCTGACGACATTCAGTGGGGACGTATTGGGGCAGCGGTCTTGGGCTTCTTCTCTCTCCTGCTCTTCCTCTTCTTTCTCCCTTTCACCCTCAAGTGCCTGTTCTGCCCAGAGCTTGAGGCTCTCAAAACCATACTTGGCGGAGGCTAAAACTACCAAACCATACCATGACTCAAATGAAACTGTTCGGAGGGGGCAACGCCCACGCCCGACGATCCGACCCATCAACCTCGAAAGAGGCTGCCAAGGTTCTCTCAGGGACCAACGCGACGAAGCTCGAAGAGAAAGCACTCAACGCTATCCGCTGCAATGGAGGAAGAGCGATTGCAGACGAAGTGGAGAGGCTCTCGGGGGAGCGGTGGAACAGCATCACCCCCCGGCTCTCCTCCCTCCGGAGGAAAGGAATGATCCGTGATTCCGGGCAGAAACGACCCGGAGCCTCTGGGAGAAAGCAGATCGTGTGGGAGCTCTGTGATGGAGTGGGTTAAACTGCACCTCCACGTGATCAGATCACAAGAGTACATTGGCTCCGACCCGGTGGCTCGTGCGACTTGGCTCAACCTTCTAGCCTATTGTGCCGACAAAGAGAACGGAGGAATCATACGCCGTTGTAAGGGATGGAAGGACCGAATGTGGCAACAGCTATGCTGTGTCACCCGGGAGGAGACTCTGCTCGTCTGTGAGCTCTACAAATGGAAAGGGGAGGACCTGGTGGTCCAGTTCTACCCCGAGGAAACCGAGAGCCTCGTCAGGAAGAGGAGAGAGGCAGGAAGAGCAGGTGCCACCAGTAGATGGCAAAAGGACGATTTGCCAATAGCAACGACAGAAAGAGCTATTGCAGACAAGACAAGACAAGACAAGAGAAGAGAAGAACACAGCAGACCAGAAGCGGACGCTTGCGGTGAGTTTGATTGGTCGTCAATCCAGGATTGGCTCGACTTAGTGGGAAAGGCAGTCCCCGACAGGCACCGCGCCGAATCCCTCGCCCGAGAGTTCCTCGACGAGATGGAGTCGTGCAAATGGATTATCGGAGGAGAGAAGGTCCGAAAGCCTCTTGCCCTCCTCGTTGACCGATTGAAGAAAGACCGAGCCTATACCCCGAAAGGATCAAAATGACTACCAAACAGATGACAAACGTGAATACCAGAGAATTGAAGAAGGAGCTCCTTACTAGGGTGCTCCTCCAAGAGTTCCCCACCTACTCCCTCGTTGCCGAATTGGCTCGGAGGGAAGAGAAACAAGCCGAGCCCGGAGAGGGGGGTATGATCTTCCACGAACGGTTCAGGAAGTTCTGTGCCGAACAGTTCAACCTGACGGTTGCTCAACTGATAGGGCCAAGGAAGCCCAAGAGGATTGCAGAGGCTAGGGCTCTTTCGATGGTGGTGGCCCACAGGGTATTGCACGCTAGCTCGACAGAAATTGCGAAGCTCTTCGGAAGAAAGGACCACAGTTCCGTATTCCACGCCAAGACCACGGTGGACTCTCGTAACGAGATGAGGTCAGCCGCTCAAGATCTTGAAGCAAGGTGGCAGAATTTCCAAAGGGCAGAAGGCAAGGGGCGACGACGTGATTACCCGGTAGATGGGGGGAAGGACAAGTGAACGAAGGAGGATCAAACAACTTCTCTCCGTTGGGGCTCGACCTCTTCGGTGAGCCTATGAAAGCCGAAGGACAAGGGCCACTAGCTAACAAGTTCCTTGTGCCGCCCTTCTCCGTCCTTAGTGCTAGGGAGGGGGCGTGGCAGGAAAGGAAGAACGCGTGGCTCTCACTTGGTATTGAAAGCGAAGTGGGAAGGGCCGGGAATCTCCTCGGCTTCTCCGACGCGGTCAACAAAGGGGGATACGGAGAGCAGGAGAAGGAAGCGTCAGAGTCGGCAGGGACGAGCGTATTCGACCCCGTGCTGGCAGAGGTTGCCTACAGATGGTGGAGCCCACCAGGTGGTATGGTCGTAGACCCCTTTGCAGGGGGAAGCGTCCGGGGGATCATAGCGGAGAAGTTGGGACGTCGCTATTGGGGGAGCGAGTTGAGATCAGAACAAGTCGCAGCAAATTGGGAACAGGCTCGCAAGATCTGTCCCGACGCTAGGTGGCAGGACCTCCATTGGGAACGGGGGGACTCTCGCTACACGATGGTGGAAGCTCCGCAAGCGGACTTCCTCTTCACCTGCCCACCCTACGGAAACCTCGAGGTCTATTCTGACGACCCGTCTGACCTCTCGACGATGGAGTGGCCACAGTTCTGTTCAGAGTATTACCAAATCCTGGAAAAGAGTTGCGAGAGGTTAAAGGACAACCGATTTGCTGCAATCGTGGTGGGAGACTTTAGGAGCAAGGAAGGGTGGTGCAGGGACTTCGTCAGTCAAACGATTGGCTCGTTCAGGGGCGCGGGTCTGGAACTCTACAACGAGGCAATCCTCGTCACCCCGGTAGGGACGTGTGCAATGAGGGGCGCACGAATCTTCGAGGGGGGACGGAAGCTGACCAAAGCACACCAGAACCTGTTGGTATTCTGCAAAGGAGATTGGAAAAAGGCCCACCAAAATATCTGTAGATGTGAAGAAGAGGGGGGGGCAAAATAGCACCACCATGGTAGCAGGAAGAAGTAAGTTCTCTGACGCCTTCAAGGAAGCATGTGACCGGTTCCTCAAAAACCGAGGGATCAGTGTGCCTACCTTCCGTGAGATGAACGACAGGAGTGCGAAAGAGGGCAAGAGGGAAAAGGAGCGGAGAAGGCAGAGGAAGTTCGAGGAGGTAGCGGAGGAAATAGAGCGAGCGTCCAAACCAGAAGGAGGGTCACAGTGGGATGGACGGTGAGCAACGCCCTTTTAGAGAGGTCAGCCTGTTTGCAGGGGCCGGTGGGGGAATCCTCGGGGGAGTCCTCCTCGGGTGGCAAACAATCCTTGCAGTCGAAAACGACCCGTTCGCTAGGGATGTTCTGGTATCCCGGCAGAACGACGGCTCCCTTCCACCGTTCCCGATTTGGAGCAACATTCTTACCTTTGACGGAAAACCGTGGAGAGGAACTGCTGACGTGGTATCGGCAGGGTTTCCTTGCCAAGACGTCAGCGGAGCAAATCCAGAGCACGAAGACATCGAAGGAGCCCGAAGCGGATTGTTCTCCGAGGTGGCAAGAGTGTTGGGCGAGATTCGACCTACCTACACTTTCCTGGAAAACTCACCTTTGCTTGTGGACCGAGGTCTTGCACTGGTCCTCGGTGAGCTGTCCACCTTGGGGTATGATGCGACGTGGGGCATTATTGGGGCTCATCACCTCGGAGCCCCGCACCGCCGTAACAGACTGTGGGTGGTGGGAAAGAGAAGAGACGGAGACGTGGCCGACTCCGACCGCAAGAGATTGGAGGGATTCCCCGGGGATGAGTCTAGAGTCGACGAACCCGGACGGTTCCAAGAGGAAGAGAGAAGATCTCTTACCGAGGAGAGTCTACGCAAAAGAGGGTCCGAATGGTGGGTATCTGAACCCGCGGTGGGTAGAGTGGATAATGGGGTGGCCACTAGGATGGACAGAGTGCGGTGTCTCGGGAACGGACAAGTTCCTACAGTGGCGGCGTTCGCATGGACTCTGTTGAAAAAGAAACTTGAAGAATGAGAGCCAAGGGACAGAAATTTAAGAGACCAAGGGTCATCTACTGTGACGTCGACAATACCCTGGTGGTCGGCGGGAGGATCAACAAGCGGCTGGTCCAGTGGCTAGGGGAGAGGAGGGCAGAGGGATTCCAACTCAACGTCTGGTCAGCCCGGGGGGAGGAAGTAGCAAGGGCTGCCGTAGAGAGGGCAGAGCTCGAAGGAAAAGTGAACGCGTGCCTCTCCAAGCCTGGAACTTTAGTGGATGACGCGGGGTGGGGTTGGGCCAGGTTCACGAACGTAATTAATCCAATGAAGATAAAATCATGACATACACAGCATTCCTAGAAGGACTCAGACTCCGCTACTTCTCAGCAAACGAAGTGGTTAGACAAGGGTATAGGGAGAGAGACGGCACGACCAACTCCCTGCCTCCTCCCGAGATGTGGGACAGCATCGTCCCAACCCTGTGGGTGGCCGACCAAGCAAGGCACATCTTGGGCTTTCCTCTTGCCATTACTAGCGCGTATCGGTCTGAAGAATACAACCGGGCGGTCGGGGGGGCTGCCGCAAGCGAGCACAAAGAGAACACAGCACTCGACCTGATCCCCCCCAACGGGAGGGTGGAGAGACTTCACGAGACTCTAAAGAGGCTCCGGAGGTCTGGTGCCTTCTCCGGAGGGCTCGGAAGCTACTCGAACTTTGTTCACATCGACACCCGAGGGATCAACGCGACATGGTGGGGATGACACGAAACGGCCGGCACCCGGGATTCTCTGGACAACTTCAAAATTTTATGAAACTCGGGATTCTCTTGATTTTTCTGCTTTTAATTTCTACGAGGGCTTTGTTTTTGTCGGGGATCTCTACCCTCCAAGGTCATTACGACAGCCCCCGTGCCTCGTGGGACCCGGTAGAGGGGGGTTTCCTCTTTTTGGGGACCCTATGTGAGAGGGCAAAACCAGAGATCAAGGGCATC